TTTAGAAAGAAGGTTGATTTAGGTTTTGTGTATAATAAATACACGTTATTTGTAAAAAGTTTAGTCTTTTTGTAGAATTTTTTCAATTATTTTTGATAATTGTTGATTGTTTTCCTTGATTGGTAAGTTTTTTGATGAAAAATATGAACACTCTGTATGTTCGAACCCGTCTTGAGCCACTTCCAAGTCAGGGTTTATTTTCTTATCAGATTCATATAAAAAAACATACATAAGACCTTTTTTAGTTGTCTGATCTTTTTTATATCTATTTATAAAACTCACCAGATCTAATTCGTTTGATAAATCAATGTCAGTTTCTTCTTTAAATTCTCTAATTGCCGCCTCTTTTGGTGATTCATTTTCTTCTATTTTTCCTGAAGGTATTGACCAAATGTTTGGCATGGATTTGTTTGGCGCTCTTTTGCAAAGTAAGACCTCATCTTTAACTTTATAGATTACCCCTGAAGATCTTTTAAATTCTTTCATAAACACAGTATTTATAAATATGGACCAAATTAAAATTAATAATAACTTATTTGAAGTTAAAAGTGTATATACCGACAAAGACATATCAAATGGTATGATGAACAAAACATTCAATGGTTTTGACGGTATGTTATTTTTTATGAAACCGGGTGATCAATCTTTTTGGATGAAGAATTGTCTCATTGATCTGGATATTATTTTTATATCAAACAACAAGGTTTCTAAAATACATAAAGAATGTAAAGTTTGTAAGGAGTCCGATGAATCAAAATGCCCAAGATTTACCGGTTACGCAGATTTAGTTTTAGAACTTCCTTCTGGAACCTGTGATCAATACGACATTCAAGTTGGTGATGCGGTTTATTTTGAACCTTGATTTTTCAATTTTTCAACGTGGTGTTGGATATACCAAATTGCTTTGTTCAAGTCTTCAATTTCTTTTTCTGGGTTTTTCTTTCCGGCTCTAGAAATATACTTTACTGCGTTTCCAAGACAAAAATTAAGATCCCAAGCATCAATAACTTTAATTGCTTCGTAAATATTATTTTCACCCCCATAATGTAGTGGATGATCGACTTGTTCGAATGGTTTAAGAATATCATCCAAAGTTAGAATGTTAAGTGGCTTTCTTTTTGCCCAGAAACATCCATCAATGAACCTGTATTCAAAATTATCCCAGTTAGTATTATTTATTACATTATCAACTCCTGGCGTTGGGTCTTTAGTAGAGTTATAATCATCTAGATATATGTAACCTTCTGGTGCCACTCGTTCAATTAGATTTTTTAAGTCTTCTTCAACACAATGTTGTAAATGACATCCATCAATTTCAATTAAGTCAAAGTTTTCAATATAATTTTCCAAAGTTAATGGAATTGTCTCTTTGGAATCTCCTGGAATCATATTCATGAATATGTTCCACTTTTTGTAATATTCCGCCATCACATTGAAATTAGTTAATGTACATTCATATTTACAAATATCAAAAACTAAAAATACAACCGGTTGTTTGAAATACTCTTCATCTTCATTTTTCTTTTGACATATAGCATCACAAATTAACTTTGCTGAATGCCCGGCATTAAATCCTACTTCAATAATGTTTTTAGGTTTAATAACATGAGAAATTTCATATATAACCTCCTGTCTTTCTGGGTACCAACTAATATTTCCTTCACCGCAGTTTTCCACCATTCCTTCTATTAATTTCATAATAATTCTATTCTTTAATTTCTTTTATTGTTTGTTTATTAGATTTTTGATTAATATAACTTATGACTTTTCTTTTGAACAATGGAAGGAGTGTTTCTTCTATTGGGAAATCGCCTTCACAAATCATTTCGAACACCGGTAATTTAGATTTTGTGTCATCATCAAAAGTGCTTGATGTTTTGATTATGTCAACCAATTTAAATTCTTTTTTTGATCCGTTATATATTTGATTTGTATTGATTTTACTTTCTATTGAGTTTTTTGCTGCCGGTTTTTTTTCAAATTCCCATAAATAAACACGATCGTTAATTGTAAAAAGTATAAATCCTTTATTCAAACTTACATTTTTTAAATTTTTTCTAACCTTTAAGGATATACTATCAAAAACAAGTTCCCAGACTGACTTTGCAACATTAAAATATTCAAAAATTCTTGGTGTTGTATATGAAAGTATTTTTGAAAATTCTCTACCTTCTTCTTCGGTCATTTCTGGAATATCTTTCATTTTTAAATCTTTAACCAAAAGTTCATCATCAACAGATGAGAATTTTTTGGTTGTGTACAATAATTTTCTATTTCTATAAAGTGTTTGGACATTTGCAAAATGCAATGATAATTCAATAAAACTTGGATATAGTTCAAGTCTATCAAGTTTTTCTCCCATTTTTTGAAAGTAAGAAAGTAGTTTGTATTCTTTGTGTTCTTGATCAATAGGTTTTTCAAACATCCAATCGGTGTTCATTAAAAACTCTATTTTTTTCTTTCTCGCCATTTGGTTTAAATATAACCATTTTTTTGACGGGTGTAAAGATTAATCAATTCTCATTACGACGTAATCGGTTCCATTAATATCAATTATATCATAAGTTCCGTCATAACTATTTATTTCACCATAATCGTATTGACTAATCAAATCATCGGTTAATTCATCTTTATTGATAAAATTTGAAAAGTTGTCATACCCATAATCTTTTAAATAACGCAATGGGTTTCTTCTAATATCAGAAAGTTGGTCTTCCACTTCATTTTCAATTTCATCCGGATCTGGATCACCATCAGGATTATCTTTTATTTCTTCTATTTCATATTCAATATCCGATATTCTACTCTCGCGATCATCATCATGATCTTCAATGTCTTCATCATCGTATATTTGATGAGGAGGTACAATTTGTCCTTCTTTGTATAAAACCCAATTTGAAGTATTCGGATTTGTACTTGTATTTACATATTGAAATCTATTACCTTCTGAATCTTCAAAATCAAAAACATTTCCTTTTTCCCTGGTTGGATGTTGAATTGGTGCTCTTATTCCTTCATTTTCATAGACCCATTTTTCCATTTCAAGTAACCAAATTTCTTCTTCTTGTTCATCACTCAATTGTCTTGAAATATCATAATCATCCGGACTTTCTTCAACCATTTCTCTAACACTATATTCAAATTCATCGGCAACATCATCTCCACTTATATAATTTTCTAAAAAATCTTGTGTGAAGTAATTATCCATATCATCTACCATATCTTCAACATATTGCCTAAGCGAATCGTCAGCGGCTCTATAATCTCCAACAGCATATGTATATCTTGTGGATAAACATTCAAATGTGTTCATATCGAAATGAGAACCGGTAGGATAAAAATCATAAACGTCAACTTTATCGTCAGTTAACTCATCAATTTCACTTTCCAAATCCTCAATTAACTCATCCAATTCTTCAATTCTTTCATCATCTTCAGTATTATCTCTTTCTTCTTCTAATTCTGAAAGTCGTGTTTTAAGTTCGTTAAGTGTTTGTATATCTTCTGAATCTAAACCAATTATGTCACCATTATTAATCGCAAATTCATATACCGCATTTGCCATTTCTCCTTCTTCATCAGTATCATTAATATTCCATTCATCATCTTCTCTTTTTGATTCTAGTTCTGCATATTTTGCCTGTAGTTTTCTTCTTTCTACCACACGTTCATAAGGTGTATGCCAAAAACTTTTATAGCCTTCGACTTCAACATCATCAAGTGTTTGAATGTTAGTCCCAGTCACGTTTAAGCTTCCTATAATTTTGATTGGTCCAAATGAAACAAGATTAGGTTTACCTTTGGCAATTTTGCTAAGATCTAAATTTCCATTCACAATAATTTTTTTTCCTTTAAATCTTGGTAATTTTGGAATTGCGTGAGCTTGGAAATTAACCTTTTTTAAAATACCAATATATTCATCTGGTGTTAAATACACATTTTCAACATCAGCCTCTTTTATAAAATCTCTAAACTTATTCATACTTAAAATAAATACTATAATATTGACAAATATAATTAGTCTATGATATTTATGTTTAAATAAACTTACAAAAACAATAGACATGGGTTGTGGATGCAAGAACAAAGGAAATCAACAACAAACTCAACAACAGGCTCCAAAAACTGAATCAGTTCAAAGACCTCAAGTTCCAAACAGAACCGTTCAAGAGAATGTTAAAAAAGTAATTGAAAAATATTACAATAAAAAATAATTTCCTTTGGCCAAAAGAAATTAAAGGTGGAAAGTTTTTTTCACCTTTTTTTGTATTTATAAAAGTATGTCAGTAATAGACAAATATATTGAGCTTTTTAATAATGGTAATGAAGAAGAATACGAAATGGTAATTCGTGTTTTCAATAATGACTTATTGACTTTTGTCAAGTATATTAATAAGAAAGGTAGGTTAAATGAATTAGATTTCAATAACATAAGTTATGTACATCTAACTAATGAAGTGGCCGAATACTTATTTGAATCTGATTTTTTTGTTGATCAAGATTACAATGAAATTCCAGAAGAATTCAAAAATCACTTTTTACTTTATGGTTTAGAAAACAACTATGAAGACACGATGGTTTTTATCACAAATAATCTTATTACTGATGTAGATATTAGACCTGATGGTTTTTATCTTCATTTAAGAGATAGAGAAGAATTGGAGATTTTATTTTGTGAGGACAGAGGAGGTGGTGGTGCAAGATATGTTGCAAAACTTATTTTAAGTGAAGATGGTTTAGGACATGATTGGTATTATGACAATAGTGTAACCCCTCATCAAGTTGTTGATGAATTAGATGACAAAAACATTACAACACTTAAAGATATAATTTTCAAAGAAATCGGAGATGTAGAATTATCTTTAGATGATTATGACTCTGACTTTTTTTCTGAACTTTCTGAAGAACAAGGAACTGAAGGTTATTTTAGAATAAGATCCGAAGACTTAAATGGTTTAGTCGACGATGAAAGGGCGTTTAACGAGTTATGTAAAAATGATTTAGATGAGTTAGGTTCTAATTTAAGAAGTTTATACTGGCAATCAGAAAATAGTGCATATGAAGATGAGGTATATGATTTAGTTTATGGTGGTTTAGAGGAATACTTTGAAGGAAGAATTAGTGAGGTTCCAAGAGAGGTTACTAGAACTGATGGGTCTAAAGTGACTAGGTATGATAGTTACATTAAAATCAGGAATTTTCATAACATAATTGATATTTTTTTAGAAAATAATAAAGGAGGTTATTGGAGTGATTATTTTTTAGAATACTTTGGTGGTTTAGTTACGTTAATGACTTCTATGATGCATAACGATGACATTGAATGTATTGATTTTAGAGTTCCTGACTATCCTGACTGGGATAGAACAAGAAGAAACATTAACGAATTGTTTTATGATTACATCTAACTATTTATAGTTTCATTTATTTCTCATATACATTTTAAAAACCAAAAAATATGAGAAAAATAAATAAAGTTTCAAGAAGAGGAGTCGTAAATTTATTTGCCGACTTTATTTTAACAAAATTCAAAAAAGAAGATAATTCTATAATCCAAGTTACAGATTGCGGATCATTTGTTGTTGTTCATGGTATGACAACATCTAATGAAATTTTAGACCTACAATTAGTAAAATCAGAATTTTCAACCTGGTTTGATGACATTTTAAGTCAAGTTGGTATGTTAAACTTTTCAACAATAGATTTAATCAAATACGAACAAGATGTACCAAATTTAGAAAAAGGTTTAGTTATGGTCAATAAAGATGTTTTTGTTGAGGAAGAAGAACCATTTTATGATTTGAGTTTAAGTAGTGAGTTTCCTTATGGTTATAGTTTAAACTGTGGAAGACTTATGACATACTACTCACACTACATTTTCAATCACATGTACTCTTTATTAGGTGTAGATCAAGTAAATTTTTATTTCACAAAAGAGGAAGATAAAAATGAAGATTATAAAATTATTGTTTCATCCAATTCAAGATTAGACAAAAACAAAATCAAATCTTTAATATTAGACGTATTTGATTTTGATTTAAAAGAGTTTGAATCTAAATTGGATGGGTATGACCTTTTTCAAGATATAATGTTTCCTGACAAGAATAAACCATATCTGGTACAAGATAAATTAGAACATATCGTCCTTGTTTAACCAAGGACGAAGTTCTTTATAATTTCAAAACCTTCGTTAATATCTTGAAAGTCTCGATCTGGAGCAAACAATTCTGTTTTTGGATCTTCTTCTGGTGATTCGATCAACATAAAAGCCGGAACATATTCGTTTTTTGTTACTTCAACAAATAAGTCATATTCATCTTCGTATTTATGAATATCTCGATCAACATATGGAATCTCTTCCTTCTCTAACATTTCTTTAAGTTCCACACAGAAAGGACAACCTTTCATTGTGAATAAAACCGCAATCTTATCCATTAATTACCTCCTTTAATAAATTGTTTATTTGACTTTCACTTAAAACCCCAACAATTGTTCCTGCGTCTTGTCCCATGTTAAAGACTTTAATTGTTGGTATACTTCTAATTCCTAAAGACGCACTTGCCTCTCGATTCTGGTCTATGTTCATTGTATACATTTGAACTTCCGAGGTATTCTCGGAAGATACTTTTTCAAAAGATGGTTTCATCATCCTACAGGGTCCACACCACTCGGCCCAGAACTCTACAATTAGTTTTTCACCATTATTAATTTTTTCTTGTAATTCGATTGTTGTAATTTCCATTTTATTTTATTTTTTTTAAATTATTGACAAGAAATAACATTTCATCATGTTTACTTGGTTCATAATATAAACTTACCCGGTAATTTAATTCTGAAATTTCCTTCTTTGATAAATATATGAAGATATCTGATTTAGTTTTCACAATTATGTCCAAGTAAGTTATACCTTCAGGCCAAACTATTGTTTTAGAAAATTCAATTTCCATTTTCTTCTCCAATAACATCTCTGGTGTGATGTTAATTGCAGTACTGACAATTGCCTTTGAATACAATCTTTGAGTGCTGTCGTAAAGATATTTAAGAAACTCTTCTTCTTTTGAAAAATAATTGATATCGCTCATGATCAAATTATAAAAGAAGTGGTGAAAAAGTCACCACTTCATTATTAAACCATTGATTCTGCTAACTGCCAAAGTTTTGTATTGATGTTGTTTTGAACCAAAATGTTATCAATCTTTCTCATTTTAGTAACTCGTCCACGGTTGTTTGATACCGAAACTCCACCACGTACATACTTTTCTTGAACCACGTTAAAAACACTCCACATGTCATCATTTTCATCTTCTTTTCGATTTGGAGTAAGAAGGTTCAATATCTCCAGGTCATTTAGGGTTTTGTCCATACCAAACCGGATTTCTGCAGACTTACGAACAAAATCAATTTTTTCATCAGTGGTTAGTTCACGAGCCATCATGCTACCTACGGACATTTCAATCATAGGTAATTTTTTAGAAAAACTATCGGCAAGTTCTTTAACATCATCAAGACTGAAATGATTATGTCTCATGGTGAACCTTTCGGCAACTGCGGTAGGTACTGTAAGTCCGTTGGAACATACTAAACGAAACAACCCAGCTCCCATTGAGAAGGCTGAAGATCCGTTATGTGAGTTTCTAACAATAGCCTCCACTAAAGTGTCACCTACTTTAGGTAGTTCACTATTTCGAAACTTGATCTCGTGAAGACCATGAATTCCCTTTCCAGTTTGTTTAACTGATGATACTTTCCACCCTTCTCGATCAAAAAACTCAATTACCTGATCCGTAGGGACAAAGGTATATTTGTTAGTCATTTTTGGTGAAGGTTGGGTTGCGAACGCCGAGGGGGCGAATTTTTTGATTAAATCTGCTGTGTATTCCATATATTGTTTTGTAATTAGAATACAAAGATAAATGTTTTTTTTAATTTGACAAATTTTTTTCAAAAAAAAAAACCACAGTATTCTGACTGTGGTTAAATTAATTGTATTCTGACAATTAATTAAGAATTATATCACCCCATTTTGTTTTTTGAATATGTCTTTCAACAATTTCTTTAGGGTCTTCCATGTTTTTAAGTTCCGGAACTTTTAGATCGATGATTATGTCCACCATTTGTTGTTTGGTTAAAATATAATCTTGATTATTTCTAAAATTATCCTCACTCACTTCTCTTAATTTTTTATAAAACTCTTCTTTTTGAGAAGTACCAACCAAAACCATTAAGTCATTTGGGTTGCTTTCAAAAAATTTTATAAGATTAGAAATGTAAATTTCTATATCAACATTTTTCATTAAACTATTTTTTTAATTAACAATCACCTCTCATCTCCGGTGGGAAATTTACTTCCCAGATGTCTTCTGAAACGTCCATGTATTGTTTAATTTTCGCTGGTAATGATTCTGAATCTATTGATGAACCTAATACCGAAACAAAATCTAAACAGGTACAATTTGCAAGACTTTCAGGTAAAGTAGTTAATTCTTTGTTGTTAGTCAAATTCAAGAATGTTAATCTTCTACAATCACCAATACTTTCTGGAACTTCTCTAATTATATTATCACAAATTAGTGTGTTAAGGTCTTGGAACCTTCCAAGTTCATCTGGAATTGTTAAAATAACTGAAGTATTAGATCTATTTTCAATTTGTAAAAACTCTGTGTTTTCTGGTATTGTATTAAATAATGTGTTAAGACCAAACATTCTAGCAAACTTAGCGGATTTGTCATCAGGGTATGATATCGATACAAATGATGGGTCCCATGAGTCTGTTAATTCTTTTGCAAACTTTTCTCTTAAACTTTTCAAGTAAGGTCTCATTTCTTTTGTTAAAATCACTTCAATGTCATTCTCATCAAGATCTTTTAAAGATTTTTGAAGTAACTTTTCTTTCTTCTTGGAAATGTAGTATGTAAGAGCACTTGGACTTAAAGCTCTAACCATTTGACCATTAAGTGAGTTTCCGGTACCAATATATTTCTTTTGAAGTTCCTCTGGTAAATTAGAAAATATTTCAGCTCCGTTATTCATTCTTGAAAAGTCTGGACCTCTTAATTCCATCCAAAGTTCAACCTCATCTTCACTTCCAAGTTCTGCGATAGGATCGGTTGTTGTTAGATTATAATATTTGTATTTACTTAACTTTTCTTGTTCTTCATTACTATATGGTTTTGGAACGAAATATCCTTCTTTACCTTTTAATACTGGAATTTTTCCTAAAATTTCTTTCCAAGGAATTTCACTTGATCCTGAATATCTTCCGGAATTTGATCCATCGGCAAGTCTCATACCACCATACTTATCTACAAGGATTACCGAAGCATAATTTAAATCTGATGATGGTAAATCTTTGTTAATGACATAATACAACGTAAGGTTTTTATCCAATCTATAATTGTAATAGTAGTTTGAAGATCCTTCCCATGATGTACACCATCTTCTGTCTGGTGCGAATTTTTTTCTAATATTAATACACTTATGTTTTTGATCTGGTGCAAATATTAATACATTATCATCTTCATAAGCAATATCAACATCACCCAAATCAATTTCTGGAACACTATATTCTGATTCATCCATAGGTGTGTATCCATCAACAAGATTTTCAAATTCTTGCCAATTTAAAAACTTACACAATTTTGAATTTAATGGTATCATGTTGAAAAACTTAACAAACCTTTTTGCTCTTGGAAGAATTGCCGCCATCACATCTTCTTGTGGTTTTTCCTCGTGAAATTTTTGAGCGATTGCTGCAACAAGTTCGTTCACACCTTGATTGTTAAACTTTTCAAAAAATCTTGCCGTTAATGCATTTAGTTCAGATGGAATATAATCATTCACATCTTTTTTATATTCCTTTAGTTTAGGAAGCATTGTTCTAATTTCATAATATTTTTTGATATTAGATTTTACAAGTTGTAAATCCGCTCCCTTATATTTTTGAATATAGTCCTGGACCATACTATCAAGATTTTTTTTGGACTCTTGTTTTGTTTGTTTGTCTTTAATTAAATCTTTAATTTTTTCGTAAGAATGTTTAAAAATGTCTTTATCTTCATTTTCAAACGCACTTTTAAATCTTTCAAAATCAGAAATGGTCTGTCTAATTTGATCTTCAGTGTCTTCTGTACTTCCACTAAACTTAAGGACTAACTTTTTAATTGTTGATTCGGGATATTCTCGAAGAATCATTTTTGTTTGAATGTTCTTGTCGAGGGTTTCTGATAAAACTTTTAATAAGCGCATAGTATTTTTATTTAATAAATATTAGTCTAATTAAAAATGTTAATAATTCATTATAAGTAGTTCTTCACCCATACTTTGCTTTTCACCTTTCCTTGCTGCAGATGCCTTTGCAAACTTTTTTCGAACCCAAGTGTACTGATCTTCTGGAAACCATTGATGTAATAATTCAAAGTCATAATAGGATAAAGAAAATTTACCTCTTACGTTTTGTAGAATGTTTGCCAATCTTTCGTGATCTCGTCTATCAAAATCGTGATTTGAATAATAATCTTCTGTGGTGTAGTATGGCGGATCTAAATAAATGTAGGTTGATGGTGAATCATATTTTTGAATTAACCCGTCAAAATCCATATTTTCAACATCAGTAATTTTTAAAAAGTGATCAACCCAGTCTGGTTTAGATAACTTATCTCTAAAGGTAAGATATTTTGATTTGTATTTTCCTTTTAGGTCAATAAAGTTTGATGTTTCCGGTTTTGATCCACTAAAAACTTGTGTCAAAATATAAACATATTTTGCCGCCACTTCATAATCATAAGCGTTTACGCTGAAACCTTCGTTAAATATTTCAGCCTGAAAGCTTACAAACTGTTCTTTAAATAGTCCTGGTGTATCATCAACCCCCTGTGTTTGACAATCAATACTATTGATTGCTCGAAGTAGTTCAGTCGGATTTTGAACACACTTGAATAAATTGTAATTCAAGGGGTTAAAGTCGTTATAAACCACCTGTTTAAGATTTGGGAATTGTTTTAAATCCATGTTAAAAAAACACCAAAACATTCCACCGAAAGGTTCTACGTAAACCTCCATGTTTTTGTCATAGAAAGGGACGATCCACTTTCCTATTTTACTCTTACCGCCAATGTATGAAACCAAAATATTTATTTTTTTCTGTATTTATATTTTTCTCTGATTATACCAATAACCTCATCAAAGATAATCTTTTTTCTAATTAAAAACAAGTCTGTATCAGAATAAAATCCATTGTAGATTTGTTCAATATCCGACATACCAGCCCAACCAACAAATTTATATTGTTTATTTTTCGGTCCATAAAGTTTATTAACATTAACTCCAAATAATTTGCCCATTCTTTCATTTAAAGTTTCTATAAACTTAACTGAACCTCCAACAATTCTTAAGTCCCCTCGTTTAGATTGATCCCGTTTATCTTCATTAATTCTAATGCATCCATCACCATCAAAATATCCTCGTAAAAAATGTCTTTCAAGTTTTTCATCAATTTTAGGGTATTCTATTGTGTATGTTTTATTTTGATATACTCCAATATTCTTTAAATCATTTATCATTTTTTTACTTGAAAATCCAACTTCAGAAATGTCTCTATTTTTACTTCTCCATATTTCAACCTCACTATCTAATAATGATATAAATCTTTCTAGTATATCTTCATCTTTATTATGAATCTTAATTGTCAATTTATACCTATATTCTTTTGGGTTATCAATTAAACATCCATCCGCAAAAATAAAACCAAGAAAATATGCCTTTTCAGGTGTGTCTATCACTTCAAAGTAATCTTCGTTAAATTTCTTTCTTTTCATAATACTCTTTAACTAAATTTTGTATGAATTTAGAAATACTAACGTTTTCTTCTTTCATTTTATCAAAAAAATATTTGTCAATACTAATTCCGTATTTCACTTTTTTATCCTTCCCATCTTTTTTAGGTCTACCTATTTTTCCCATATATTCTATATATATCAATATATTGAAAAAAGTGCGTCAAATAATAAATGTTTTTTTATTATTTATTTTCAAGTAGTTGATAATTAAATTATAAGTATGAAAGAACAAAAAGCAACTAAAGTAGGATGCCAAGCCTGTAAAACAAATAAAAATGTAATTAAAACACAAACATTTTTAATGATATCTGGTGGATTTTTATTTGGTTTATCAATTTACGGGTTAGTAAGACTTGTACAAGATATTATATCTTTATTTTAGTCTCTATTATACCTTAAAAATTGATTGATAATTAAATCACCAATGCTATTGGTTTTATATCCTTTTGATTTTACTCTTAATGATTTTGATGTGTCAACTTTTTTGGGTAACTTAATATTAAGTTTTCCATCCGGGTGCGGAATATCAAATGATCCTTCTTTGAAATCTTCCAAGTCAAGGTATGC